CCAATCACCACCCGCTTGCACCGCCAAGCCTGACAAATTAATGTTGGCGGTAGTCGAGTAAGAGCATGATGCCTTTACATCAAGACCTTGGGCAACCGAATCAACATAGCCTTTATTGGCAATGTCGGTGTCACCCACGGGGGTTGTTGCAATCGTGCCTGTGACTGTGCTTATGTTTGTGAATGAAGCATTCTCAGGGCCGTAGAACGGCGTTCCAGCAGGCCCAACAAAATATTGCAGGGCAAAGGTCGGCTCGGGGGCAAATACCCCTTGAACTGGGACAAAATTAGTGGTCTGCGTGACCGCTGTGGTCATAGTTTACTCAAAGTAAACGGTGCATTTAACAGTGCCAGCAATGACAACATAAATGCCATTGGCGGTGTTTAAACCATCGTAAAAGTTGTAATTCGTTGCCGCCACAGGCGTAAATGTGTCCAAAACTTTGACCGATGTGCCCGATGTTTGGGTATCGTACACAGTGATTGTGGGGTTGTTGGATGCGGCACTAACAAAAATGCCTTTTAATTTTGCTGGTGCGCTTTTGACCAAGGCGGTTGCGTCAAGATAGGCAATATTGGACATGACAATCCCTTTCAGTTTATCAAATTATATGCTTCAAAAGAGAAAAAGCCACCCCTTTTGGGAGTGGCCTTCTCAGTTACTTCATGCCAATATTAAGGCAGGAAAGTCAGGTCGTAACCGTAGATGAAAACATCAGCGGTTGCGGCAGCGCCTTGGGCTGTGGTGTTGCGGATATACAGGTTTAAGCCTGTAATTGCATCGGTTGATGTTGCCGCAGTGTTCACAACTTTAGCCGCAGTGGTTGCGCCTGTCAGGGCAGTTGCAGACAACACAGCAGTGCCGCCAGCCGCAGGCAGGGTATAAACCGCAACCTGTGCTGTGGTCAAGTCAACGCTTGCGTTGGTGACCAAAACATACGCCACGCTAACACGGCCTGCAACAAGAATTTTTGCAAGTGTGTCGCCTACGCTGTTAAGGTTGACCGATTGGGCTGATCCAATCAAGCGAATTGCTTGGTTGGTGGACAGATTAATCGGGTGGTTGGAGGTCGTTTGTGCTGCGCCTGGATTGATAGTAGCCATGATTAGTTTCCTTTCTTAATGGGTTTGGTTAGGAAGCCACTCGGCAAGCCAATTCGGGGTACAGCGGCGCCCAACCATACAGCACATCAACACGGGTCGGAATTGAATCGTTGTTGATTGTGTATTGACGAACCACACGCAGTGACAAGCCCAAGTCTTTGTCGCTTGCACGACCAGCGAAATGAACGCCATCAGGCAGTTCCAAATCGGCGGTAGCCAAAGTGAAAGCATTTTTGTGCATCACGATGTTTTGTGGTGACACAGCGCCAGACTGGTTGAACGGGGTCACAGCGGAAGCGCCAGGGCTAACGATAGACACGTTTTGGAACTGACCAGCAGAGATAACAGCAGGCGACACGGTAACGCTGTTGCCGCTGATAGCGGTCACAACGAAATTACGCAGCTTGTTGCTACCGTAGGCTTGACGGTTTTGTGGGTTGACCGCAAACACGTTAGCGATGGTGAAAGTGTCACCAACGTTAGGCGTGAAAGTGCCAGTCTTGCTCAAGGTCAAGGTGGAGGTTTGCGCCCAACCAGAGGTCAGGATGCCGCCATCGGTGCTGGTGTTGATGGTTGCTGTGCCAGTGTAAGTGCCGAAAGTTTGTGCGGCAATATTCTGATCCATCTTCCAGTTCATACCAGCAGAGTCACGACCCATCATGCCCTTGCTGTATTGCATACCAATACGGTCATTGGGAACAAACAAGCCCTTCAAGCTGTCCACGATGGTTGCGCCAGTAAATGGCTCAATAATGCATGAACGGCGACCATCACGGGGCGCACCTTCACTGTCCAAGTAGGCTTGGGCGGTCAGGTAGGTCAACAGTGATGTTGGGGGAGTGCCAGGCGTACCAACAATGTTGGCTGTATTGAACTTCGCCATAGAAGTGCCATCAAAGTCGATCTTGTTGGCAACGGCTGCGACAGCAGGCTTCAACACACGGTCAGAGAACATATCCAACGACAAAGCCAAGTCCTGTGTGGTGAACTGGGTATCAACGTGGAACTGTGTGGACAACGTGACTGGAACGCTGGTTTCGTTGAAATCTTCAACGTTCAGTGCTGGGCCAGTTGTACCGATGAAACGACCAGGGCGGCGAACGTTTAAAGTTGCACCGATTTTTGCGCCAGTAACGGCGAATTGGTCATCATAGTTGCGCTCGACTTCAGAGGAGAAAGTCAACTCGTTTTCCAAAACCATCAACGCTTCGTTGGTGATCATGGAGATGGTAAGCAGATTGTTGCTCATTTCATTTCCTTAAAAAAAAAGATTGGTTTGTCAGCGGATTCGCCCTGCAAGTCGTGCCGCTTTCCAAGCCTGATAGTTACCATGAAATTGACGGTTTGAGTCAAGTTCTGTAACTGGCCCGTTAGCAGACGCTTTGATCGGGTTGATCGGCGTTGGCGCTTTACTTTTTCCAACGGTAGTCTTTGTCTGAGGCTCGGGCTTTTCAAACCGTGCCTCCAGCTTCCCAATTGTCGCCAAGGCTCTTGTCAAAGTCATGCCTTGCAGTTGTTCAGCAATCTCAGGATTCTCAGCCAAGTGATACAGGATTCTAGGGCCAACTTCTGATTCAAAGATTGCATCCCGCACTTCGTTGCTCACAACAACGTCAGCAGAACCAACCATCGCCTCAAAATCGGGCATCTCGCCTTTTGCTGATTCAACCCGCTTTGCCCAAGTGTTTACCAATTGGTCACGCTCGGCTTGAACCTTTGCCTGCACTTCTTTTTGCTTTTCCTCATTCAATCGCTGATCTACCCGATAGTCAGTCAATGCTTTCGCATATTCATACATATCGGAAAACTGATCAGGCTGCGGCTCTTGCTCACCAACTGGCTCGGCTTGGGGCTTTGCCTTTGATTCGTAATCCCGCAACTTTGCTTCCAGTGCTTCCCTCGCTTGGCGCTCGGCTTGGGCTTCTGCCCGTGCCGCCTCCCGTTGCTTGGTAATTTCTGAAAACCTTTTCTCCAACTTCGGATTCTGTTTTCGATCCTCTACCGATGTCGCATCCTTGTCGCTCTCGCTAGATTCACTCTGTCCTTGGGCGCTCTCTTGCGGCTCTACTTTTCTTGTAGCCTCGCTGGGCGCTGGATCAGCTAAACCAAGTTTATTGGCAACGAATTCAGCCATGTTCTCATTAGTAACCACGTTAGCGGCTACTCTTGGCGGCGCTTGTGGCGCATCCTGTACTTCTGACATAGGTTTAATCCTAAGAATTTGCCCCGTCTACCTGACGGGTAAGGTTTTGGGCAATATAGCCCGAAATCATCAAATCGTCAATCACTGCGCCATAGGCGGTGCGCCCTGCGGCATTTGACCTTGTGGCGGCGCTGGCTCAAGTAATGGGCTTTGGCCCAAATCAATGTCTTGGGCGGCAATCTGTGCATATGCCGCTTGGTCGGCATTCCTACGCTCAATTTCCTCAAGCAAACGGCTGGTGTCCATGCGGTGCAACATAAGCTGAACAATAGCCTCAATTTCGGTCTTGTTTTGGCTTGTGATGGAACGGGTGTTTTGGTCGTTGACCCTGACTTCTGCCATCAACTCGCTGTTATGCGCCTTGGCGGTTTGACGCATCAGTTCACGCCTTGTTTCAGAATCTTGCTTGACTTGCTCAATATCGGCACGTTGCGTCATAGCCAATTGCATAGCCGACATCTGGTTTTGCATATCTTGCACAGCCTTCTTAGCCTGCGCCAGTTCCATCTGCACTTGGGGCGGCACATCAGATTTCTCGTCAATCTGCGCCAGCGGATTCATGGCGGCAAGGCGGTCAGCAATGACATCAGCGCCTGGGAAGTCCATGTTTCGGAATACCAAATCACCCGCCACGTTGAACAATTCGGGCTTTGCCATCAGCGGCATCATTGCATCCACGGCCTGTTGGCGCTTGGACATAAAGCCTGGCCCTGTATCCATCACAACGTCATATTCGCCAACTGTTACATCATTCAGCACAGTTTCAACGCCGCCATCGGTGGTTTTTTGCTCGTTAATGGTTTCCATACTTGGTTGCCCATCAGTGCCAATAATACGCATGACCC